AGTGATGGATATTTGTAGAGATTGGTCTATACAAGTACAAAGTCACGCAATACTACCAATATGATATTAGTTGATCTAAACCAAGTAATGATTGCAAATCTAATGGCAAACACCAGAGGAGATGCAAATGCTAGACCAGATAAAGATATGATACGTCATATGATTTTAAATTCTTTAAGAGGATTTAATTTAAAATTTAGAGAAGAATATGGTAAAATGGTTTTATGTGCTGATGCAGATAGTCCTTGGCGTAGAGATATATTTCCAAATTACAAATATCAAAGAAGACAAAATAGAGTTGAGGGTGAAACAGATTGGAATACTATTTTTAGTATAATGGGTGAGATAAGATGGGAACTTTCAAAATATTTTCCATATATGTTATTACATATTGCTAAATGTGAGGCAGATGATATTATTGCAACCTTGATTGGTATGAGGCAAGAAGAAAAGTATTTGATCGTTTCTGGTGATAAAGACTTTATACAATTACAACACTATGGTGATGTATACCAATTTAGTCCATTTTTGAAATCATATGTAGGTGAACAAGTAGACCCTACTATATTTTTAAGAGAACAAATTATAAAAGGTGATAGATCAGATGGTGTACCAAATATATTAAGTGATGATGATATATTTGTTAGAGGTGATAGACAAAAACCTATCAATAAAAAAAGACTAGAGGAATGGTCAAATATAGATAACATACCTTTAGGAAGTGAAACAAGAAAGTATTACGAAAGAAATAAGAAGTTAATTGATCTATCAATGATACCAGAAGACATTAAATCTGCTATTATAAATAGATATAATGACTATAAAGTCAATGACAGGTCGCAACTGTTAAATTACTTTATAGATAATAAAATGAAATCATTGATTGAAAATATAAATGATTTTTGAAAACATATATATGGAGATATAAAATGGCAGACAATCCAAATTTGATGAGTAGAAAGTCTATGCAGGTTATGGCCAATACGTCTGGTAATCGAGGCGAAACTGCACACGAAATTTTTACAAAAATCAATAACGCAAAAGATAAGCCAAAGAAAATAGAAGTTTTAAGAGGTTACGATGCACCTTATTTAAGACAATTATTAAAGGCTGCTTTTGATCCTAAGATAGAATGGGACTTACCAGAGGGAACTCCTCCGCATATGCCGAATGAGGCACCGCTAGGTACAGAACATACATTTCTAAAAACAGAAACAAGAAAATTATTCCGATTTATAAAAGGTGGTGATCCCGCTTTAAATAAGATGAGAAAAGAACAGTTGTTTATACAAATGTTAGAAGGTTTACATAAAACAGAAGCTGAACTATTAATAAACATTAAAGATAAAACTTTAAATAAAGTTTATAAAGGTTTGACTGCTGATATGGTTAAAGAAGCCTTTGGTTGGAATGATGATTTTGTTAGAATCACAAAATAATTCTTAATTTTTAAGGGGGTATTAATATATCCCCTCAAAAAACCCTTATAAAATCTACATTTTTTACCATTGACATCTTAACTAAAACCGTATATAATAAATAGTATATGTGGAGGTTAATATGAAAAAATTTATTATAACTGTGGTTGTATTAAATTCATTGATTTGGTTAGGTTTATCTAATCTAATGAGTGCCGCAAAGGCAGATGAATATAAGAAAGCGGTAGTTGGACACGTGATTCAATCTACTGTGAATGGTACTAACGTTGACGTTGGTAAGTTAATGGAGCAAGAACTTGAAAAAGTTGCTCATCAATTTGCACTTGAGTCTATTATTATATTACAAAAATATCTTCCTACAATACTTGATGGTATTGCTACGGATATGAGACTACAAGCTGATAAAAGATATAAATGTGAACTTCTTAAAGGTTCAAAAATAGAAGATGATTGTAAGTGATTGATCTATTTTTAGAAACACCTTTGGAAATTAAATTGATTATATTAGGAGGATTAATATCATTTTTAATTTTAGGGGTAAATAAATGTACAAAAAAAAGAAAAAACAAAGAAAATTATTAAGAAGGGAACTAGTGTCCAATCGTAAATATCATACCAAATATAAAGATATAAAAAAATACTTCACATTAATTAATAGAGAAGTATTTAATAATGAATTATCACCGTTTGGTAAAATTGAAATAAAAGAAATAAGAGATAGAATAAAGTATTGTTACGGATTAGTTGAAGTTTTAGAGTGGGAAAGAAAAGGAACTCGAATTTATAGACTTCAAATGCAACCTACTTATAGAAATAAAAAAGAGTTTGTGGACACACTAGGACACGAAATGGTCCATTTATATCAAATGGCAAATAAAGGCGATACAGGTAATCATAATAAACTATTTTATAGTTTTAGACCAAAACTGAATAGAATAGGTTTAGATTTATAAAATATAATAAAGGAAATATATAATGACAAGAGAAGTGAAAGAACTAGACCCCTGGCTTAGAGAAAAAATAGTCGAAGCAAGAACACAAATTGAAAATTTTATGAAACCGTCATCACGGTCCAATTCATTAATCTATTATACAGGAAATTTTCAAAAAGATGTGTACGATCAATACACAGAAAAACAAGCAGAAAAGATATTTAAGATTTTTAGAAAGTATATAGATAATAAAAATTTTATATTTGTACAAAAGAAAATTCCAAACATAGAAGGATATGATTATGAAATCAGGCGTAAACATATCTAAAAATTTTATAAAAAGGTTATTAATTTCTATATTAGTTTCTATTCTTATAGGTTTAGCTGTAGGTTCGTTTTTTCCTAATCCATATGTTAAATATAAATTAAGACTTCAATCAGAAAACTTTTACACAAATTGGGCAAATAATTTAGGTTTACAAGAACCAGCATTTAGTTATAATAATGATATTCAATTTGTAGCCGCTGTTCGTAAGTGTGTTGATTGGGTAAACTTTGAAACACCAAGATATGAACGAGTGCCTGTTGAAATGATAGTTGGTATGGCCGCACTAGAGTCTGGTTGGGGAACAAGTAGATTTGCGATAGAGGGTAATAATCTATTTGGTATTAGAACCTTTGACCAAAAAGTACCTCATATGTTAATTGAAGGTAGAACAAAATGGAAAGGTTGGGGAGTTAGAATATTTCCTACTAAATGTCAAGGTGTTAAATTTTTTGTAGAACTATTAAACAATCATCACGCTTATGAAGAATTTAGAGATATAAGACGAAGAATGATATTATGGGATCAACAATTAGATTCAATAAAATTAGTAAGAACTTTAAAAAATTATTCTACAACTGATGATTATGCTAAAAGAGTAATTTACATTATAGAAAAAATTAGAAAACAAGAACAACAATCTGGTGAAATACCAATAGAAACTAAAACAGACGCACACGTTGTACCGCCTGTTAAACCAAAAGATAATAACAAATAATGGAACCTATTTTAGTAATACTAATAACACTTTGGGTAATAGGACACTTTTAAAATGAAAGCGTACAGTTTTAAATTAAAAATAAAAGATAAAACAATATCCACTCACGTTTATTCAGAAACAGGTGAAGACATAGCAGAAAGGTTTCCACAATACAAAGTGAGTGAAATACAACAATTAGATAAAGACCCCACAACTGATTTCATATACAAGGATTAATAAATGACACTAGCATTTGGTTTAGGTATGTTAATTACAAACTTTACAATTACTTTATTAGGTACAATGATAATATTTTATTTTTATAACAAAATAAAACAAAAAGAAAAGAAGGAAAGAGAATATGAAGAGCAAAAAGAAAAAAGCCCAAACCCTTATTGTTAGAAAGTGTGATTACGAAGATATGGCTGTTTGTATAAAAAGCGATCAAGTGCGACCTGCTGACGTAGCAGAATACTTTAAAGATAAGTCTTTTTACAGATACTATAAAAAGAATTGGTTAAACAAATAAATAATACTATGTTTTTAATCATAATAACCTTTTTATCAGCAATATCAATTTCAATTATTGCTGCTGGTTATTCAATTATCGGATTAGCAACTTTATTTGCTGGCGCAGCGGTACCTATTATTGCTATGGGAACTGCGTTAGAAATAGGTAAACTAATTGCCGCCAGTTGGTTATATAATAATTGGCGATCAAGTTTTGTACCATTATCATTAAAGACATATCTATTTTCTGCTGTTGTAGTTTTAGTTTTTATAACATCAATGGGTATCTTTGGTTTTTTATCTAAAGCTCATTTAGAACAAGTACAACCTACAACAGGAAATGAAATTAAAATAAACTCTATCAATACACAAATAAGTCAACAAGAAACTATTATTAATAGAGCAGAAAAGACATTAGCACAATTAGATAAATCTATTGAAGTCTATCTTAATAATGAATATGCGACTAGAGGATTAAAAGAAAGAAAAAAACAAGAAGAAGAACGAAATACTTTACAATCTACAATCAATACTGCTACAGATAAAATAGTCGAACTACAAACACAAAAGGCGAATTTACAATTACAACAAGATAAAATTGAAGCAGAAGTAGGACCAATTAAATATGTTGCTGAATTAATTTATGGTAAAGAAAGTGCGAAAAGTCATTTTGATGAAGCAGTTAGAATTGTAATATTAATTTTAATATTTGTATTTGACCCTCTTGCAGTATTGTTATTAATCGCCGCAAATATATCATTAAGACAATGGCGTATGAACAAAAGTTTAACAAAGAAAAACAACGAAAATTATTTACAAAAACGAATTGAAAAATTGATTAAAAGAAATCAAAAGTTAAGAGGATATGAAAATTTGGCAAAAGAGTTTGGCGATGATCCAGATGAAATTAAATTAAAATTAAATCAAATTATGGACCTAAATGATAAAAACAACAATAATTAATACTATAAACGCAAAATATAGGGTTGACATTAACTTAAAAAAGTGATATATTATAATAATGTGGAGGATATATGTTGACAAGTACAGATATAGAACGATTATATAAATCAAAAGAAATAAAAAGAATAGACAATGCTAGAAAAGCATATAATGAAGCAAATACGGATTGGTCTAAAAAATATTGGTATAATGTTTGGCAAAAATTAAATATAAAATATAAACCATACAAAGGAAAAATTGACGAGGATAAAGATTAATGAATATATTTTATTTAGATAAAGACCCTATCAAAGCAGCAGAATATTCGTGTGATAAACACGTTGTAAAAATGATTTTAGAATCTGCTCAAATGCTATGTACTGCACACAGAGTACAAGACGGCGAAATGGTGATTGGTAAATCTGCTAC